CCCTCCAGCTCCACAATTATTAACAATTAAATTAAATTAATATGACAAAACATACTTACGATTTAAAAATATTTAATGGTAGAGTAAAGATTTATGTAGATGGTTATGTGATGTTTTCATTTAATCAAATAGATTTTTTAGGATACTATGCTTATAAAGATGATACAGATTTATATGGTATAGATATTTATCTACTAAGAGAAAAAGCAGGTGATAGTACTATGGAAATCTATTTTAAAACTAAAGAAAATTGGTTAAACATACTTAAATTATTAGATACACATTTATGATGATTGAGCAAGTCAAAAGAAAATCAATGATTATTAGACCAAGTGGTAGAAGTACTGATTTTATTAGTCCAAGCTTTGGTCATGGTTGTTTATATAATTGTACTTATTGTTATATGAAAAGACATAAACCTGTAGGTTTAGATATAGCAAAAAATACTATGGATATATTAACTGAAATTAATAATCATTCTATGTTTATTAATGTAGATAAACCTAATCAAACTCATTCAGATTATATTACTTATGATATATCTTGTAATGAGGATTTTGCTTTACATGCTAAATATCATGAATGGGAAAAGATATTTGATTTCTTTAAACAACATCCAATAGCTATGGGTTCATTTGCTACTAAGTATGTTAATGTAAATCTAATAAACTATAATCCTGAAAATAAAATACGCATTAGATTCAGTTTAATGCCTCAAAATATCTCAGATAAGTTAGAACCTAATACATCTAAAATAATTGATAGAATCAAAGCTATTGATGCTTTTATAGATGCTGGTTATGATGTACATATAAATTTTAGTCCTGTTATTGTTTATAATAATTGGTTAGAAGATTATGAAGATTTATTTCATATGGTTAATACATATGTAGATTATAAAAATGTAGTTAAATGTGAAGTTATATTTCTTACACATAATAAACATAAACATCAATATAATGTAAATGCTGAATTAACAGGTGAAGAATTATTATGGACTCCAGAAAATCAAGAATCTAAAATCTCACAATATGGTGGAGATAATATAAGATATAAACATGATTTAAAACGTGATTATATTAATCAATGGACTGAATTACATAATAAAATAATCAACTGGAATACAATAAGGTATATATTTTAAAATTAAAATAATATGATATTTGAAATAGATTTTAATCATGAACATGATGATAAAGTATTAGTAGAAATTGGTGCTAAAATAGAAGAACTTTCTATTAGAAAGTATCCACCATATGAACTAATTAAAATAGAGTTAAATACTTTTGAAGAGTTGGAACAATTACTTAATAAAATAAACTTAATTAAAGGTAAGCTCTATAGTGCTGTTATTAGTTTTGATCCTCCTGGAATATTCTTAGATGATAAAGTTTAAATTAAATAATATGAAAAAAGAAGAAATAGTAACTTTAGCAGAATCAATGAATTTTAAACTTGATTATGATAAATCTGATGATGAAGTATTACCTTATATTAGGTTTGTTTCAGTTGATGATGAACTCGATGAAAAAGATTTAAGGTGGATTTGGCTTATAAATGAAACTGATGCTGATAATATTGATTATGGAAAATACATTCAATCAAGATTAGTTAGAAAAAGACAAGTTTTAAACAGTTTAAAATATTAAATAAAATGAATAAAGAACTTAATAGAAATAGCATGAAAATAGTTACAACATTATTAGCAATGACCTTATTAATAAGTTCATGTGCAGACTCAACAAAAAGACAACAACACTTACAAAAACTATATCCTCATTCTAAAGTTGAACCATCAACTGGATTAATTCAACAAAGTGGATATGAGTTTATAGTAATAGACTCCACTATGCAAATAGTTGCTGTATCATTTTATCCAGGCTCAGAATCAAAGATTCAGTCTTTAAGAAACATAAGATAATGACTAAAGAATTTATACCATACACAGAAGCATTAGATTTAAAAGAATTAGGATTTGATGAGCCTTGTTTTGGTTATTATGAACCGAATGGGGAGTTAGATTATATTGAAAATCATATATTAAAAGATTTTCCATATTTAGCAAAAAATAGTGAATTAGCAAAAAATAGTGAATGGCAAGATTTGGTTGCCGCACCAGTATACCAACAAGTATTTAGATGGTATAGAGAGAAGTATAAGTTATCGGGAATACCAACACATCAATCTTATGAGATTTGGAACTCAGAAACAGAAGAATGTTTTATTGAAGTTTATCCAATACAATCTTACGAAGAAGCAGAACTTGCTTGTTTGATTAAGTTAATAGAAATCTGTCGTAAAGAGGCTGCTGCACATATAGGAGTTAAACCACAATCAATTCAGCAAGCAGTTTCTAAAAATAGAGCTTGTAAAAAGTGGAAAAATTTCAAATTAATTAAAATTGTAAAAAATAAATAAATATGAACATACCAACAGCAGAAGAGTTTTTAAAAGAATACAACAATCACAATCATTCTAAATCAGAAGGCTGCTCTTGTAGATATAGAGACATTGTAGCATTAAAAGAATTTGCTAAACTTCATGTAGAAGCAGCTTTAATAAAAGCAGGTAATGTATTAAATGTAGATAACGATGGAGATTATGTAGAATATCCTACTAGAGATCTAATTATAAATTCTTACCCACTAACTAATATTAAATAATTATGAAAAACATACACATATTACCAACAGATAAACCAAGTAGAGAAACTTGGAAAGATATTATAGGTTATGAAACATTTTATCAAGTTTCTAATTTTGGAAATGTTAGAAGTTTAGATAGAATAGTTAATAAACCTAATGGTACATTTTATCTAAGAAAAGGTAAAATATGTAAACAATCTAAAAGTAATCTTGGATACATGACTGTAGGTTTTACTGTAAATAATGTAAAAATAAACAAGTATGTTCATAGATTAGTAGCAGAAACTTTTATAATCAATACTTTAAATAAACTACAAGTAAATCATATAGATTGTAATAAAGAAAATAATTCTGTTAATAATTTGGAATGGTGTACTAATTCTGAAAATCATATTCATGCTTCTAAAAATGGATTAAACAAACTTCATTTGTATAGAGTAGCTTATTCAGGAGAACAAAATACAAATTCATTATTAAAAGAAAAACAAGTTTTAGAAATAAGACAAAAGTATATTCCTTATAAGTATTCAGCTAAAAAACTATCAAAAGAATACAACGTAAGTGAATCTTGTATAACACATATTTTAAATAATACATCATGGAAAGAAATATTTACAAAATAGGAAAAGAATTGTTCATCACTTCTGATGAAGAAACTAAAGAAGGAGATTATTTTATTTCTTTAAATGACGATGAATCATTTATGGAAGTAACAAAAAACGGTTTAGAAGATTTTGATAATTATGCTGATGAAGATTGGGTTGAAAATTGTAAAAAAATCATCCTAACAACAGACCAAGACTTAATCAAAGATGGCATACAGGCTATTGATGATGAGTTCTTAGAATGGTTTGTTAAGAATCCAAGTTGTGAGTTTGTTGAAGTTACTAAAGGTAGTTATAATCTTAGTCCAATGGAAAAAATGTTAGAAAAAGAATATGTTCCAAAAGGTACATTTGATACTTACAAAATTATCATTACAAAAGAAGAACCTAAACAAGCAGAAAGAATGTATAGTGAGAAAGAAGTTTTAAATATTTTAAAATCTTTTAAAATACATATTGTAACAGAACTGAAAGGGTTGTCATATTACAGAAATCAAAAGCATTGGTTTGAACAATTTAAAAAGAAATAACATGGGAAAAGTAACAATAGAATTTGATACTGTAGAAGAAGCTACTGAAATAAGAGAAGCTTTAGATGGGTACAAATGGAAAGGTGCTATGTGGAGTTTAGATCAAAAGTTAAGAGGAACTACTAAATATGGTACTAGTTTAATTAATACAAAAAATAGTGCTAATAGTGAAGAAATTGAAATAGCAGAAGTAATAAGAGAATTAATAAGAGAATGTTTATCAGAGTATAATCTTAAATTAGAATAATATGAAACAGACAGCAGTTGAATGGTTAGTTGAACAAATTAAAGAGTATGATTTTTCTCCAAGAGATAACACATACCTTATAGAGATTCCATCTTGGATATTAAAAGAAAAAATTGAACAAGCCAAAGCAATGGAAAATCAGCAGCATAAACACACATGGTATAGTGGTAGAGTAGATTTTATACTTGAAGAAACAACTACTTTAAGATTTATATCATTTGAACAATACTACAACGAAACATTTAAAAAATAAATAATAAAAATTTTAAAGTGTTGTTCCCTTGAGAAAGGAATTTAATACCATATAGTGCAGATGGAGGAAACACTACAACACAGAGGACTTCTCATCCTCAAATATAGTCAGGTAGCTCAGTGGTAGAGCGAGGGTTTTCTAAACCTAGTGGTCACAGATTCGATTCCTGTCCTGGCTACTATTGTACTATTATATAGTACCTTAGCCATTTATAAGTTCAGTTTCAAATCTAGTAAAATTGAAAAAAAAAATTTTAATTAATTTAGTTGTTTTTAATCAAAACTCCTGTTGTTAATTCGACAGGAGTTTTTTAACTTTGTAACATGAATTTAACTAGACAATTGATAGAGTTAAACAAATCTAATATAGTACCTAAGAAATTTGATACTAAACTAAATTGTATAACTTATATATTAAGTTATTATAAATTAAAATATCAAATAAATGGTGATATTTTTGATTTATTTTATGATTTAAAATTAAGACAATTACAACATATTTGTCATAAAGTTAAAGATCATGTAAATAATGATGAATCAGCATTTGAATATTTAAATGATTTAATAAATTTTTTAAAAATATAATGAAACCATTATTAACACAAGAGCAGTTAAATAAAATACTTGATTCTGAAAAAATAGAAGATACAGAAGCTATTGAAGTAATCAGAAAATATGTTTTTGATTGTAAAAAAGTAGATATTAAAGGTATTAATAGACCTACTGATAGTCCTACATTTGTATTAATAAATAATACAATGGTAGTTACTAATAATATAGAGTTGATGTTTAAAATGTATATAGAAGCTAAAAGTTATTACAAACAATTATAATGAAAGAAATTTTATATTTTGTTATTTTACAAGTATCACCTAAAGATACTATAGACAATAGTTATCAATATAAAGCAATTGCTAATACTAAAATGGAATATACTATGTTCACAAATGTACATAAGAATGTAGGTGATACTATATATTTTCATAAAAAAAATAAAAACTAATTTAATTTTAAATAAATGAATACAAATTTATATGGCTGGTTATTCACTTTTAATTGCTATGATAATATATGGTATGCTTTTAAAAGTGAAGATTTAAATGACTATTGGAATGGTAATCCTAATTCTAATATTCTAAAAAATGAAGATAAAAATGTTCTTATTAGAGCTATTAATACAGATTCTATAATAGTTAATCCTAAAGAATTAAATAAAAATAGTAGTGCTAAATTAGATTTTGGTAAACTATAATGAAGAGATGTTTTAAATGCACTAGAAAATATCCTTTATTCTTATTTGGTAAAAATAATATGAAGTATGTTATTAAATCAGATAAAGGTAGATTAATTGAGTGTAGAATATGTACAGTTAAAAGATTTATCAGAGAAGAAGGAAAAATAGTAAAATATAATTTTATTACTAAAAAGTTTGAAGTAATTCAATTAAAGGTTAATAGTAAAAACATAATTAATCAATTTTTAAACAAATGATAACAAAAGATAAATTAGTAAAAATAATAGAAAAAAGATTATCTTGTAAATGGGCAGAAACAATAGCTGATGAAATATTAGCTTTAAATAATAATGAACCTAATGTTCAAAAAGTAGAACCTAAATATAAATCTGGTGATAAAGTTATCTGTAAAAAATCATTAACTATAGGCAGTTTTAGACATGCTATTATAATTAAAAAAGATTCTATACATAATTTAATATGCGCTAATAATACTGAAGGAGGTACTTTAGGTATATTTGGTATTATGTCTTGTATTGATCCTAGATTTGAAGAACATTTTGAATTATATAATGAGCAAGAAGTTAAATCTAATTATGAAATATTAGAATTTACTTCTAAAAATTCAGGTTGTATAGCATTTAAAAATAATAAAGGTACTTATGATTCTGATAATTTTAGTAATTTAAAAGAATTAGAATTATTATCAGATTCTAAAAGTTTAATAACTAAAGTCAAACGCTTATCTGATGGTGAAATATTTACTATTGGTGATAAAGTTAGAACTAGTAGTTATTTTAGTAAAGGAAATATAATTTCTTTTACTATTAATAAAGATAATAAATTATTAGTAGATTATAAATTAGATGAATCTATTGGATTTTTAAATTGTGTTTGTGATCATTTAAAAAATCTTATTAAAGTTAAAACTTCAATTCTTGTTACAGAAGATGATGTTGAAATTTATGAAGGTATGGAAGTATTTGTAGTACATCCTACAACATTAAATACAATAATTGGTTTAAGTACAATTGAATATTTTTCTTATAAAGGTTGGTTATTTTTTTCAACTAAAGAAGCAGCTGAAGAATATATACTTTTAAATAAACCTTGTTTAAGTTATAATGATATAATTAAATTAGCAAATCATCATAGTAATTTTTATACTTTAGAACAGTTAAAAAAATTAGTAAAAAGCAAATTAAAATAATGAACTAAATAAAATGATAAAAACAATAGGATGTAATTCTTTATTTGAAGAATTTGAAGAAGTATCTGTACAAGAATGTTTAAATTATTTTAAAGATTTTAGAAGTATTCAATTAGATACAGAAACTACTGGTAAAGACCCTCATACAGCTAAATTACTTTGTTTACAATTAGGTGATAATAATAATCAATTTATAATTGACTGTAGAGTAATTAATGTTTTATTATTCAAAGAATTAATTGAGTCTAAATTAATTATAGGACAAAATTTAAAATTTGATTATAAAATATTAAAACATGCAGGTATTATTTTAGATAAATGTTGGGATACAATGTTAGCTGAATGTGTATTATATTGTGGTTATGAGAAATATGGTTATGGTTTAGATAAAATAGTAAAAAGATATTTAGATATTGATCTAGATAAAAATGCTAGAAGTAGTTTTATTAACACAAATTCAGAACCATTTACTCATACTCAAATAGTTTATGCAGCTAAAGATGTTACCTATTTATCTAAAGTTGCTAAATTACAACATCAAGAAGCTGAAAAAAAAGATTTACTTTATTGTATTAATTTAGAGAATGAAGCATTTAAAGCTTTAGCTGATATTGAGTATAATGGTATGATTTTAAATAAAGATAAATGGATACATAATACTAAAACTTTTAAACAAGAATTAGATAATATTCAAATAGATTTAGATAAAATTGTAAAAGAAGAATCTAAATTATCTAAGTATGTACCTGAATATGTACAAGGTAATTTATTTGGCTTTGAAGAACGTGAACTAAATATTAATTATGCTTCTCCTTTACAGATAAAGAATATGTGTATAGCTTTAGGTTATAATATAGATTCTACTAATGATCGGGAGTTGACTAAGTTAGTTAATAAACATCCATTCTTTAGTAAGTTACAAGACTATAGAGAGAAAGCTAAGATTATTAGTACTTATGGTGAAGGATTTCTAAATTATATTAATCCTGCTACTAATAGAGTACATACAAATTTTTGGCAAGTATTAAATACCGGCAGAGTATCTAGTGGCTCTAAAGAAGATAATGCTCCTAATTTACAGAATATTCCAGCTAAAAACATATTTAGAAATTGTTTTGAAGCTAGACCAGGATATTTATGGGTATCTATTGATTATTCAGGTCAAGAGTTAAATCTTATGGCTGATGGTTCTGGTGAGGAAGGATTTATTGATGTATTAAACAGAGGAGAGGATTTACATTGTTATGCTGGTAGTATGATGTTTAAAAAAACTATTACTAAAGCTGACAAAGAATTAAGAAATAAGGCTAAAACTATAAACTTTGGCAAGCCTTATGGCATGGGTCCTCCTAAGTTAGCAGATACTTTACAAATTAGTTTAGAAGAAGCTGATCAATTATTTAAAGAGTATGGTAAATCTTTTCCTAAATTAAATAAATGGTTAGAACAACAAGGTAAATTTGGTAAATTAAATGGATATTCTTTAACTTTTGCTCCTTGTAAAAGAAGAAGATTTTATCCTGAAATTGAAACAGCTAGAGAACTAAGACAACAAGTACAATTTGTAGAAAAAGGTTCTACTGAATCTAAATTTTTATGGAAACAAATATTAATTATTGAAGGACAAATAGAAAGAAATTCTATGAATTCACCTATCCAAGGTAGTGGTGCAGATATTACTAAAGAAGCTTTAATAGGTGTTAGAAATTTAATTTTACAAGAATATCTTGATACAGCTTATTTAATTTGTACTGTTCATGATGCTATAGATGTTGAAGTTAGAGAAGATTTAGCTGAAGAATTTGCTAAAAAAATGGAGAAAATCATGATTGATTGTGGTAATAAATATGTTTCTAAAGTTCAAATGAAAGTTGATACTACTATAACTAAAGAATGGGTTAAGTAATTAATAAATAAAATTATGGAAACAAAAGAATTTATAATAGGTAGATGGTACAGTATAAAAGATTATTCAAGATCTTATAGAAAATGTTCACATAATTTACCAGATTCTGCTGGATATATGTTTTATAGTGAAAGAATAAATGATACTAAATATGATAATGAAAGTGGAGAATGTGGAAATAGAAATAATAGATTAAAATTAGTTGATTTATCAGAAATTTTAGATTATTTACCTAATAATCATCCAGACAAATTAGATTATTATAAACAAACTAATACTGATTATAAATATTTAATACTATTTTTTAAAAAATTAAACATAATATGAAATCTAGAGATAAATTAAGAGAAGAGGTTTTAAAAGTAATAAAAAATGAAACTAATTGTACAATAGCTTTAACAGGTTCAAGTGGTAAAACAAGTATAGGGTTAACTCATTTAAGTAAAGTATTTAATGTAAAAAAGAAATATTTAGTAGTTGTTCCTAAATTAAGTGTAAAACAATCTTGGATTGATGATGCTTATAAATTTAATTTTGAATATTTACTTAAAAATATTACTTTTTCTACTTATTTATCTTTAAACAAACAAAATAGTAACTATGATTGGGTTTATTTAGATGAAATACATAATCTAACATTTAAACATAATAATTGGTTAAACAAGAATACAAGTAATGTTTTAGGGTTAACAGGTACTTTACCTCAAAATCCTAAAAATATTAAACGTATGTTAATTGATAAGTATGCCCCTGTTAAATTCACTTATACTACTGATGAAGCTGTTAATGATAATATGTTAAATGATTATCAAATTATTGTACATTCATTAGAATTATCTGATGTCAAGAACATTAAGAAAACTAAGAAAGACGGTACTAATTATTATTTATCTGAAAAGGATGAATATAATTATCTAACTAGTAGAATGGCTTTAGTTAATACTAAAGAAGCTATGAAGTTAGGTATTATTAGAATGAGGTATTTACAAAAATTAAAATCTAAAGAAAGTTTAGCTAAACAATTGTTAGACAACTCTAAAAATAAATGTATTTTATTTTGTAATACAATTGAACAATCTAATAGATTATGTCATTGGAGTTATAATACTAAAAATCCTAAATCAGAAACTAATTTAAATTACTTTAAAAGAGGTACAATAGATAAACTATCTTGTGTAGAACAATTAAGTGAAGGTATTAATATTCCTAATTTAAAAGAAGGTATTATTATGCACTTTTTTAGTGCTAATAGTCCTAAATCTAAACAAAAGTTTTATAGGTTATGTAGGTTATTACCCACAGAAACAGCTATTTTGAGGATATTATACTACAAAGATACAATTGATGAGAAAAATGTTATAGAAGGATTAAAACATTTAAATCAAAGTAAAATAACATGGACTTAAAAAAATTACCAGAAAAATGGTTTGTTATAAGAGATGAAAGTAATTATGAAGTTCTTAATAAATGGAATAATGAAAGTTATCCAAATACAATTAGAGCTACTGCAGATAGTATAGCTTTTTTTTATTCAGATAATGATTATAAAATGACTTATTCTCCAGGTTATACTCAAATTACATTTGAAGAGTTTACTAAATATGTTCTATATAAAAATGAAGAATCTGTAATTCAAAATTATGATTATTTAATTAAAATGTTTACTAAGTTTAATATACAATAATAAATGGATGAAGAAGTTAAAATAGGTGATATAGTAATATTAAAAAATACTAACAATCATTTTTCTGATGCTCCTGGATATAATTCTTATATTACTTTTTCAGCAATTGATATAGAATCTGAACTTTTAATTCATGATATAATAGAAGTTACCTCTAATTACAACTACCGACTGCGACTGATGGGAGATTTGGATATAAAATTAGCTTATAAAGTTTTTTGTAATAAAGGATTTACATATTTAAGAAGAAATGCATTTGAATTAAAGCTTAAACCTGAAATAAAAGAAGATTATAATTATCTAACAGATTTTTTTACTAAATATAATATATTATGATTATTGGAAAAAAGAGAAGAGAAAAAGTTAAAAGTATTAGAGGAGCTCCTTTAAAAAAAGAAATAACCAGGAAATTAGGACATCCAGGTTGGTTAAAATTTCCTACTCATGTTCAAATAGAAATAGAAGATCAATATTTACAATATAAAAATTTAGGATTAATATGATAGTACAAATTAAATTACATGAACAACAAATATCTAGAATAGTAGAGATGACTAAAATTCTATATCAAGATATTATTATAGATGTTTATTATGATGAAAAAGATTCTATATTCTTAATTCAGCAAAAAGACAATAATAATAATAGAATTCATTGGTATGAATTATTAATAAATCATTTAGTTCCAGGTATTTATATGTTTGGTTTAGAAGAATTTTGTCTTAATATTGAATGTTGGTTAGAAAATAAACAATCTACTCATTTAGTTGATATTGTTTATGAAAGATTTGAACAACACATTAAAAGAATTATAGAAAAAACATGATAACAACAATAATTATTATTTTTTTACTATTATTTATTATTCATATATTTGAAATAACTTTTGTTGAAGGTTGGGACGGATATTATATTGTCTGGTACAGAAAATATGAAGGTCCCAATGGAATAATGAAAATAAAATATAGTAAAAGAATTAAAAAATTCAAAAAATGAGGCAGATTAAACTTACTAAAATAGAAGATTTTACTAATGGTGAACATGAAAATAATATAAATAAAGGTTATACTAAAAAAGGGTTAGAATTAAAATTACCTACTATAGGAGAACCTTATATGTTAGAAGCAAGAAAATATTTTAGTACTAGTAAAGTACTTGAAATATTAGATGATACTACTTTTAAAACAATAAACTCTATTTATAAAATTGAAGTTTTAGATCATTTAACAATAGAAGAATTTTTTCAAGATTAAATTATGAAACCTAATTGCAATTATTGTTTTGATGAATTAATAGTTTATGCTGGACCTAAAAAAGGTTACATAGATTGTCCTAAATGTACAATAAAAATTAAAAACAATGTTAATACAAATAGAGACAGAAAATCTAATAAAAGAGAAAATAACACCAAATGATTACATTATTCTAAAACTCTTATTTGAAAATCAATATTCTACTTTACAAAAATTATTTCCTGTTACATCTACATTAACTAATAACTTAAAAATATTAGAATATGAAAGTTATTTAAAAATGACTGTAGATGAATTAGATTGGACTAAGATTAGTACTCAAATATTTTTAAGACAAAAAACTATAGATTTATTTATAGTTAAAAAGTCTGCTTTTCTTACTTGGTGGAATATGTATCCAACTAAAGTAGGTATAGGTAATAATATTAGAGTATTAAAAACTTTTGATGCTGATACTAATTTAGGTAGAAAATGTAAACAGAAATTTGATAGGATTACTAATAATGATCCTATCAAAGAAAATCAATTAATAAAAGGCTTAGAGATTGAGTTAGAGATTAAAAAGAAGTCTAATAGTATGCAATATATGCAACTAGTAGATGTTTGGTTAAATCAAGAAACTTATCAAAAGTATATTCATTTAATTGATCAACCTATTGAAAATGATAATGAAAGAATAGATGCTGTATGAGTGAATTAAAGAAAAGAATAAGTGATGGTTTAGATGGTAAATTTGAAGGTTTATCAATAGGATTACCTAAGTTATCTACTTTTATTTTTGGTATTCAAAGAAGTACTATAGGACTAATAGGTGCAGGTAGCGGTGTAGGTAAATCTACTTTACTTGATTTTATTATTCTTAATGCTTTAGAAGATGCTGAAAATAAAGGTATAACTTTAAATGTATTTTATAATTCTTTTGAGATAGACAAATTAACTAAAATGTGTAATTGGCTATCTGTAAGAATTTATGATAAATATCAAATTATTATACCACCAGAAGTTATTAAGGGTTTTGGTAAACATAGATTGACAGAAAGTCAACAAGAATTAGTTAATTCAGAAATTGATTACATAGAAGGATTATTTAATAAAATACATTTTAATTTTAAACCAGAGAATCCTACAGGTCTTTATAAAAGATGCTGGAAATTTATGGAATCTAGAGGTGAATTTATTAAACAAACTTATATAGATGATAACAATGAAGAGAAAACTAAAATTATTGGTTTTAAGGCTAATAGCCCAAATGAGTATAATCTTATGGTTACTGACCATTTATACCTTTTAAAAAAAGAAAGAGAGATGGATACTAAAAGAACTATTGATAAATTTAGTGAATATCAAGTAGAATTAGCCAGATTATTTGGTTTTAGTTTTATTAATTTACAACAGTTTAATCAAGGTTTAAGTTCAGTAGACAGAGTTAAGTTTAAAGGTGTTGATTTAGCTCCACAACAATCAGATTTTAGAGATTCTACTAATCCGTTTAGTGATAGTGATTGGGTTATAGGTTTAATGAATCCTTATAAATTAGATATGGATAATTGTTTAGGTTATAATATATCTAAACTTAAAGCTAGAATGATATTACTTAAACTAATTAAGAATAGATTATCTAAAGACAATGTGGGTATAGGTTTATTTTCAACATTTGCAGCTGGTAGTTTTGAAGAATTACCTAAATCAGATATTATTAAATATGAAGACTATCAATAATTTACCTGAATTATGGTCTATAAAAATTACAAAAAATAATTTAGAAGTTTTAAATAATTGGAGATTCGTAAAAGGAGCTTTAAAATCTGAACATACAGGGGGTTATTTATTAAATTCTTATAGTTCTCATACAGGTTTTTATGTTGCTAAAAGTTCATTTAGTGAATATAAAAAAAAATATCCTTTAATTGAGTATGAAGATTTTGAAAAATTTGTATTATTTAAAGATTTAGTAATTAATATGAAATATTTAATAAAATTATTTAAAAAATATAATATAAAATAATGTTTAAAAAAGATGATTATTTAGTAATAACTATAGATACAAA